GTAGAAGACCTTGCCATCGGCGCCGCGCACCATGCAGAACTCTTCCTTGCCGCCTGTGGCGCCGCCGACCTGGACAACACGCTTCCCGGTCTTGCGGTCCTGATACACCGTTGCCATCGGCATCTGACTGCACTGGCGGCAGGGTAAGGATCAGACCGCCCGCAGCACAGATGAAAAGGCGCCGCCCCGGCAGCGCCCGTCCCCTTGCCCCTCCACAGGACAACAGCAGGGTAGGCGGGCATAAAAAAGGCCCGGCGATTGCCGGGCCCGGTGCATCCTGTACCCCGTGGGCAGCCGATCAGCCGGAATAACCAGCGACGCGGGCGCCTTCGATGGCGGAGATCCAATTGAGATCGGCAACTCCGTCTTCCACGAGATAGCAGACCTCAGCCAGCACATACACGCCGCCGAGGAAATCAGAACCGATGCCACCGGTTTCGGTGTAGATCCTGAAGGTCAGCTCAGCGGTGGTGGTCACCGGCGTGAGCAGCGTGGTGGACTTGGCATCAGCGGTGAAAGCACCGGTGGCACCAGCCGCGATCGGTGCGCTCTTGGCGCCGGTGGCGGTGATCGCACCGGCCGTCGGCACCACGGTGGGTGCGGTGGCGCCGGCCTCAAGCCACAGACGGCTGTTGTTGCCGGAGCGCAGACCGGTGTACTCGCCGGCCACGGCGTCCTTGGCGCCGGAGCTGTAGTAACCGGGCTGGTTGGCCGCGCGGGGGATGCGCACACCGATGCGGTACAGATGCGCGCCGCTGGGCACGATCAGACCGTTGATGTCACTGCGGGGCTTGTCGTCAGGGCGGGCGTCGGGAGAGCCGATCGTCAGCGCGCTGCCCTGGATGGAAGCACCGCCGGGGGCGGCACCTTCCACATGCAGAAAGGCGACCTTCTGCACAGCGAGCAGGCCGGGGCGCACCAGGGCGGCCTGGTGCTGACGATCGCGGGGATCGCCAGTGCCACGGTTCGCCGCACGGAAGGCGGCGTTGGGCTTACCCCAGGTGTTCAGATGATTGACGAAGTTACCGGGGTAGATAACAGAGTAGGACTCAGCCATGATTGTGCCTCGTAGGGTGTACCTCCGTTAGAAAAATGATCAGACGGTGTAGATAAAGCTGTGAGCGACGGAGCAGAAATCCTCGTTCAGGACTTCAAAGCCAGCGAAGAGGCTCCAGATCAAAATGACGAAGCGAGAGAAGTCGTCATTTGAGTTGATCAGCACCTGAGCGTTGTTGCCGCCGATGCCAATTCCGATCGCCTGAGGACCAAAGAACATGGCGCAGGCGGCGCGGCTGCTCTTGGCAGTGCTGCCGGTGAAACCCTTGGCCCCGTTGATCGCTACATTGTAGCTGTACTGGGGCATGTTGGTGGTCTCGAAGAACCGCACGCCTTCAAAGAGGAAGCCCGTCGGCATCGAGGGAGCGCCGGCCACAAAGCCCGCCTGGCCGTAGGCAGGACCCATGCCCAGGTAGTTGCTGGCGTTGGGCGCCAGGAACGGCTGCATGGGGTTGACCATGCCGTTGCCGGGATAGCGGGCCACCTCGCGGAAGTCCGAATCCTGGCGCAGGTGCACCATGAAGTCGGGATCGCACAGGGCGCGGTAGTAGCCGTCCTGGAAGGTGGGGACGTTGCGGGAGCGCATGTCCTTCACCAGATTCAGCAGGTCGTTCTTGACGCTGAACTTGGCGTTGTCGTTGGCGCCGGCCACCGACACGTCATAACCAGGAGAGGCAATTTCAGCCTCAGTCAGGCCGCCAGGGAAGTAGTAGCCACCCTGCTCGTTGTTAGCCTTGCCACGGCTGTAAGACTTATACAGCTCATTGATGAACACACGATCGCGCCAGCGGCGATAGTCGTCTAGCAGCGTCAGCGAACCGATCGATTGGTGGAAGACGCCGAGGTTCCCAGAGTCCAAAAGTAGACGCTGAGCGGTCATCAAATTTTCCCGGCTGACCTTGAAGGTGCTGGGCTGATCGGGATCTGTGGGATCAGCGGGGCCGGTGTATTCCTTCAGCGTCACCAACACTTTCTGCTTAGTGATGCTGCGGCTCGATGCGGTGCCGATCGTTTGATCAGGAGTACGCTCACGGGACTCCTTCGAGCCGGGAGCACCCCAGTAAGAATATCGATCTAATTGCACCGTTTGACCGGGCATTTTCGAGAAGTCGTGTACTACGACAGGCTCGATTGCCAGCTCAGAAACGTAGGTGGGGTGCGGACGATAGAGCTCCGCGCCCAACAGCTTAGGAAAGTCCGAATCAATCCACAAAACTTGCAGCGCCTCCGACGCGAAATCAGTGGTGGATGCACCGGCTCGTTCAGGGCCCTGTGCTTAGCGCGCAGGGTGCATACCCTCTTGCCTGTGTAAGGAAATGGACCCCATGCCCCAGGGCCGACCCGTGCTGACACCGGACGAAAGCGCTGCTCTCACACGACTCGTGCTCAGCTACTGCCTGGGCCGCGGATCAATCTGCCTGTGCAGCCGCAGTTACTCCCTGCAGTTGCATCAGCCCCAGCGCCATGCCGATTACACCGCCTACCAGTGGCGGCGACTGCGGCAGTACCTGCCCAACACCAAAGAGCCCCGTTACTACCCCACCAGCGGCGCCGCACATACCGGGCAATGGCGTCTGCGAGTGAGCAGCAAATACTTTGAAACGGCCTACCACCTGCTCTATCCCGATGGCCTGCGGCTCACCTCGGCTGTGCTCGAGCTTCTCGGCGCAGAAGCGATTGGTGCACTCTGGGCCGATCGCGGCCGCGTCCTAATGACGAAGAACGCCAACTTCTGCAACGGCCGGCTGGGGCTGAGCCGCTACACCTTCGCGGAGGCGGAGCTGCTGCATGAGTGGATCAGGCGCCTGACCGGCGCCGATGGCCGCGTGCACCACTCACCGCGGGACGTGCAGGCGCCGATGCTCTATTACGACTCCCTGGCCACAGAGCGCCTGGTGGCAGCGCTGCGCAGCACCTGGATGGCGCAGGCGCCATGTCTGGCCCGCAAATTCCGCCTGCCGCAGCGTCAGGTTCATGCCCTTCCGCGGGATTCCGCCGAGCGCCTGCAGGCGGAGATGCTGATGCCGCAGCTGCAGACGCGGCGCACCAGCGGACCCCTGCTGCAGACGCGCCGGCCCAGGCGGGCGCCGGGCCTGCAACCGCTGCCGCGGCCGGAGGGCGTGCCGCTGCTCAGAACGGCGGAGCCAGCGGCTGACTGAAGGCGAGCAGCTGCTGGAAGAAGTTGCGCCCGGGGCTGCCCGCCATGCGTTGCGGCCCCGCCAGCTGCGCGCGGCGGGAGGCCAGCAGCGGCTGTTGCTCTGGCGCGTTCAGGGCATCAGCCTGCTGCCGCAGCACCAGCGCTGCGGCCGTGCTGCCCAGGCCCGGCGTGGCGATGGATCTTCCGGCGCCCAGGCCCGTATCGCCCAGCTGAAAGGCGGAGAGATCCATGCCCGCGCCTGCCAGATCGAAGCCCATCGGCAACCCAGCGCCACCGCCGCCAACCGGTGCGCCGCCACCAGCTGCAGCAGCAACCGCCGGTGCGCTGTTGCCTGGATTCGGCGCCGCGCCCAACCGGCCGCCGTAGAACTTCAGCAGCGCATCGCGGTTCTTTACCGGCTGGCCGTAATAGCTCTTGCCGCCGCTCGTCGGCAGTGACGCCCATTCCGGTGCCAGCTTGTTCAGCGCTGCAGCATCGAGCGGCTTGGTGGGATCGACGCCGCGGTTGCGCACCAGCTGCAGCGCCGCCCGGTCCTGCGCCTCCGGGCTGAAGTCCTTGGGGTCGATCCCGATCTGCTTGGCGACGCCCCGCCAGGTGTCAGGCATGAACTGGTAGGCACCGGCCGCGGCCGAGGCATAGCCACCGCTGCGCACCACGCGATCGGGATGGCCCTTGCTCCAGTCGAACTGGCCACCGCCGAACTGGGTGCCATAGCCCTTCTGACCGCCGCCGTGCCAGGTGCCCTCCGCCATGCGGATCGTGTCGAGCAAGGCTCGCTCATTGGCGCTGATCGGAGAACGCGACATGGCTTCAGGCGAAGCGTCTGGGAATGGATTGACGTGCTGCCAGCTGTGCCGCCGCCTCCGGCGTGAACCCTTTGGCGATGTAGTGCGCCAGCAGATCGTGGGCCTGATCAGCGCTGGGCACGGCAAAGCCCTGCTGCTGGGCCCGTGCCACCACCTCTGGAGAAGCAGCAAGACGGGCCACAGCACCAGGGCAGCTGTGGCAAAGGGTATGGCGATCCTTAGAGAGGGATCGTCTCAGGGCTCTGCGGCGTCGAGAGCTGATTGACGGCCGCGAGGAACGCCGGCACGCCGACGCCGACCGCTGTCAGGCCAGCCAGGCCACGCTCAGTCATCAGCGCCTGTTCGCCGGTGATCGTGTGCCCGAAGAGCTCCTGGCCCTCGAGGCCCCGGCGAACGTGGCCGCCAAGGGGCGCATCCATGAACTGCCGGCCCATGCGCGCACGGCCCTTGGCATCGAACGGGTTGTTCAGATACTGCTGGCCGTATTGGTAGGCCTCGTCCACCTTCTGCTGACGCGCCACCTGCTCAGCAGCGCGGGCATCCAGATAGGACTGGGCGCGATCAACGATCGGCGTAGCACCTGCAACGCCGGCTTCCACCTCCTGCTGACGGCTGCTGCGCTCCGGAGCCGAAGCGGGAGCCGGGGCCTGCGATGGCATCATCAGGCGCTGATCGCGTGGCGCGTCTGATCGAAAAGCGTGAGCCGGCGCTGCGCCGGGCATCGCGCGCATCAGATCGTCGGTGTCCGTCGCCAGATTGCTGGTGCTGGCGGCGATGTCGTCAGCATCCACAAAGCTGCGCTCATCAGGCAGGTAGTCGCCCCGCACCGCAGCGGGGTGCATCAGCGCCTGGACGCCGCCTTCCGCATCGATGTCCCGGTAGCCCAGACGAGGCTCCGAGTTGTTGATGCCGCCGGGATAGGCGAACTGATGGCGGTTGAATTGACGTGCCATCGCTCAAGCTCCGATCGCGAAGACAGAACCGCCGGAGGCCATGCGGCCCGCGAGGTTGTCGATCGCCGCCAGCTGGCGTTCGTCCATGATTCCGACGCGATAACGCGAGGCGAAATCCATCGCCTGCGCATCCGCCAGAGCACCGGTCATGTCCTGGCCGGTGGCCTGCGCCATCTGCTGGTTCATCAGCCGCTGCTGGCCCAGCATCTGCTGCGCCTGCTGCGGTGCCGTCACGGCCTGCACCAGCGAACCGGCGGTGTGCATCTCCGTTTGCAGCTGCTGCTGGCCCCGGTTGGTGTCCATCTGCATCAGCCGCTGGGCAGCCTGCTGCGGGCTGTCCATCGTCTGGGTGCGGACATCAGCGCGGGTGGCCATCGGCCCCAGCTTGGTGGGATCCGCGATTGAGCCCATCGCCTCCAGATCGGAGGGATCGATCGGCCGCGACAGCGGCTCCACCTGAGCGGAGACACCCGGACGGGCCATCGTGCCCTGCAGGTGCAGGTTGTCGCCTGCCACCTGCATCAAGCCCGGCAGCTCATTGGCCGCCGGGGAGACCATGGCGCCGGCGGGCGGCGGCACCTGCTTCGGTTTGCGCCCCTGGCCCAGCGAGCCCGGCGCTGCGAATTGAATCGGCATGGAGTCCTCCTTAATAGGCGTTGAGCGCTTGCATCGCGGCGGCGTAATCCGCGCTGGACTGTTGGTGCTGGCCCTGGGCCATCAGGTGATACGCCAGGCCGCCGGCGGCAGCGCCAGCAGCGCCTGTGCTCCGGCCAGGCCTGGCACACGCTGCAGGTGAGCCGCGAGCAGGGTGGCCTGGGTTTCGGGAGAGCCTTCCTCCAGCAGCAGCCGCGCCTGCAGCAGCGCCGACGAAGCGTGCTGCGTGCCCAGCGCATCCAGCACCTCACGCGCCTCCTCGGCCAGGCCCGCCGCCTGCGCCAGGCGGGTGTAGTCCGCGGCCACGAGACCGAAGAAGTCGGGCGCTGCTCGTCGAAGAGCGTCGCAGGCCTGGAGCGCCTGAGCAGGCTCGCCTGCGCGCTGCAGCCAGCGGATGCGCAGCACCCACGGGCGCGCGGCGCGGGGATCGGCCGCCTGCGCGCGCGCCAGCGCGGCGCTGGCCTCGTCGGCACGTTGCTGCGCATGGGCCAGTTCCGCCAGCTCGCATTCGAAGTGCGCGATGCGCGCACCGAAGTCGCCGCGGCCGGCGCGCTGCAGCCGCTGGGCGGCCTCGATCGCCGCTGGCCAGTCACGCGAGCGCTCGTGCAGCGACAGCAGGGCAAGGTCGGCCTCGGCCTCGAAGGCCGTGCCGCGCAGCTGCGTGAAGGCCGCCTCGGCGCGGTCGAAGAGCCCGGCACGAAGGTGGTCCTGTGCCAGCGCATGCCGGGCGCGGTCGCGCTCGGCGGCCGGCAGGTCGGCACGGGCCAGCAGGTGTTCGTGCACGCGCACGGCGCG